CTTTGCAACAGTTGAATTGGGTGGCATTGTCGTGGACCCAGCAGGAGTCAATGACAGAATCGCCAGATATTTGGTGGTGAGTTCTGGGCATGACGGTGTATGGCCGATTCGATATGCAAACACGGATATAAGAGCCGTATGCAGCAATACTGTCATTCTTGGATTGCGTCAAGCAGAGCGCGTGTTTATTGCCAGGCACACACGAAATGTTGATTCGACCATTGAAGATGCAAAAAACGTGCTGAAAATTTCCTCGACTTGGGGCGCAGAGTTTGCCGCAGAAGCAGAGCGAATGTTGTCGATTCCTGTACCAATGGGTGGGAAGAAACTCGACAGCGTTATTAATGCAGTGTTCCCCAAAGCCGCAGAGGAAACGGACCGCCAAAGAAAAACACGCGATGGCGTTCATGAAATGATTCGTTCCATATACAGCAACAACCGCAATGGTGCAAAATTTGGTTTCAACGCGTGGTCCGCGTACAACGCTGTTGTCGAATATCTTGATTTCTATCGTTCAGTTGATAGCACATCCAGTGCAATTGCGTCAATGGATGACACTTCGACCGTAACCCAAAAGAAGCTTCTTGCTCATCGCGTGGTGGTATCATAAGTCCATGTCTGAATCTGATGATTATCCAGAATGGGAAGAAGAGGACCTGTCAAACATCGAGTCCGAACCATACAATCAAGAGGATGACGAAGAAAGTAATGGCATGGACGCGCTCCAAAAGAGCTTGTTTGAGAACCGCGTCATTCGTACGTTTGTAAAAAATGCATTTGAGTTTGGCGGCACAGATACATTGCTTGAAGTGTTGACCCAGGTCGAACACAAGATGGGCTGGAGAACCGAAATCATCGCAGATAAAAACGCGCTGGATGATTACATGTTTTATCGGCATCAAACATTCGATGAGCAGATATGGTCACATTATGCAAACTCAGACCAGTATCGAGAGCTAACGCAGAAGGTTGCACTCATGTCCGAGAGAGCAATGAGTGACTTCGTCGAGGCGTATTCATCAAGCGAATCCACTCGTAAGGTTTTTAGAAAAAAGCTACGAGACTTGGCGTGGTTCTTTGTAAAGAAATTTTCCTAAATGCATTGACCTGCTTCGATTCAGCGACTACTATTTGTAGACGCTCAAGGGGGTCACATGACAGAGAAACAATCAGAAGAAGTAAAACAAATTCTTCGTCGGTTGAACTGGGAATTACCAGAACCGCTGGACGTTCCCAAATTCAAAAATGCGGCATGCGTTGGCATGCCCACAGAATGGTGGTTTCCGGATAAAAACCCAAGTGCGCAAATGGTGATGAACACGCGAAAAGCGATAAAAATTTGCTGCTCATGTGCTGAGCGGCAAGAGTGCGCTGACTTTGCGATTGACAATCCAGGCGTTCAGGGAATATGGGGTGGGATGTCCACTAAGCATCGCGTGCGCACGCGCACGGCTATTCAAAAAGCCCATAATGTTCACCATCAGCAAGGGTTCGTGTATTCGGAGGCACGCAAAGCGCTAGAAGCAGGACCGAATGGCCATCTATCAGTCTGAGCCAGTAGCAAAACTTCTTTCTCGTCTCAACAACGTAAAAGAGGTAAACGGCCAGTGGATGGCATCATGCCCGTGTCGGACGGATGACGAAACCCCTTCACTGGCAGTTAAGGTTGGCGACCAGGACGAAGCCCTTGTCTATTGCCATCGGGGACTGTGTGATGCCACCAAGATATTCCAGTCATGTGGGCTTGATTTAATCAAAGACGGCTTTGCAGAGAAGCCCACAAATATCTTCAGCAACACGTGGAAAACCAGCAAGTCGAGTTCAGCGGCTAGTGTCTCATCAGTGTCTGCGAAAAAGCCAAAGAAAAAGCTGACCAAGACTTATGCGTATCACGACGAAGACGGAAACGTTTTATACGAAAAGCTTCGGTTTGAGCATGACGATGGCAAGAAATCTTTTATTCACAGACGACCCGACCCAAATAAACAGGGCGACTACCTATATAACTTAACTGACACCCGTAAGGTTCTTTATCGCCTTCCAGAAATACTGAAAGCGATTGCCGCAAACGAGACCGTATGGCTTGTTGAGGGCGAAAAAGATGCAGACACGATGCTGCAATCGTTTGGCATTCCGGCAACCACGATGACAAATGGCGCGAACAGTTGGCAGGCTGATTACACGGTCACACTTGCAGCGGCAACGGCGGTGTGCATCATTGCGGATAACGATGACCCTGGCAAGAAACACGCAATCGCAGTGCGCGATGAGATTATCGCAGCTGGAGGCCGTGCCACGGTCTATGTATCAAAACACGCAAAAGACATTTCTGACCATGTTGCTATGGGTTATGTCATCGACACAGAAACGATGTTTGAGCTCACATCATATGAAAGCACAGAAGAAAAAAGTGAAGTGGCTCAGAACGAAACTGAATTATCTGATGACGAAAAGGCAGAGATAAGCAATAAACCAGAAGACAAGCTATTAATACAAATTCAAGACATTATGTCCATGGAGCGCTTATCGCTCCAACAAAAGCTAAGCCGAATCTCATTTGCGGCCAACAGCTTTACCACCGCGTCGTTTGAAGACTATGGACGAACTGTCAACTGGCAAGAATTTTTACTAGAAGCAGAGAGCGATGCGTACGAATGGGTAATCCCAGGACTGCTTGAAAAACAAGAGCGTGTCATCGTCGTTGCCGCAGAGGGTGTTGGCAAGACAATGCTTGCTCGTCAGGTAGCAATTGGTTGTGCTGCCGGGCTTCATCCATTTACATTTCAGCCAATGCCACCAATCCGAACGCTGACCATCGACCTTGAGAACCCGGCGCGAATCATTCGGCGCACTTCGCGAACAATAATGGAGAATGCGATTCGTCTATCCCATGCGACAACCGTTGATGCCCACTTGCATATACATCCAGCAGGACTGGACTTGGCTTCATCCAAAGACAGGGGGTTCGTTGAGCAATTGGTCGACAGAATTCGACCAGAATTAATTTGTCTTGGCCCACTGTATAAGGCATATGTAGATAACGGCTCTCTGACCAGTGAAGCTTTGGCCGTTGAGGTCGCCAAGTTCCTTGACCACATACGAGATGTGTATGGCTGTGCATTGTGGTTAGAGCACCATGCGCCGCTTGGCTCATCCAATTCAACCCGTGAGCTACGTCCTTTCGGCTCATCCGTATGGTCGCGGTGGCCAGAGTTTGGTATCTCTATTACGCCAGACCCATTGAATCCTGACGGGTATGTCTATGACGTGAAACATTTTCGTGGTGCCCGTGATAAACGAGCCTGGCCGACAAAGATGAAACGTAGCCTGCGACTGCCGTTTGAAGTTCTAGAATTTATGAAGGAGTTGTGATGGCAAAAGAGAAAAGACCCTTGACGCGAGAGTTTCTTGTAGAAAGGGATTTGCGCATATTCAAGATGAGACAGGCTGGCGTTGCCAGTAATGAAATTGCCCGAAGGTTCGGCATGACCACATCAGCCGTAGGTGTGGCTATTCGCAGGCAGCTCGAGAAGCTAAACAAAGAAGCACTGCTCGCCTACCCGGAAGTACTACGCATGGAGCTTGAAAGACTTGATGCCCTACAGCAATCAGTCTGGCCGCTCACGCAATACAGGAAAGTTAAGAACGACGACGGTACAGAGATACAGATTGAGCCAGACCTAAAGGCTGTTCAAACCATGCTGTCAATTATTGATAGGCGCTCTCGTCTGCTCGGCATGGAGCAAAGCAATATCAATGTCCAGATGGATGTATCCAGCTCAACGCCGATTCGAGCAACGCTTGCTGGTGCTGCCGCAAAAGATATCGCATCGCAGTTCTCACCCGAAGCAGAAGCCCGTAAGCTCCTTGAGCTGATGGGTAATAGCGGAGTACTCACCAAAGAGTATGTTGACAACATTCTTGATGGCAACAAGGAGTTAGGGGCACCCGTAGAAGCCGAAGTGGTCGAGTTAGAATCTGAGGAATGATACATCAGTCAATCAAGAAGTTGGCAATGTCTATCGACGTGTTGGTGCCGTTGGAGAACAACCCGCGTAAAGGTGATGTCGATGCGATTGCAGCTTCGTACGCAGAATTTGGTCAGGTAAAGCCAATCGTCGTCAAGGACAACGATGATGGCACCTTTACGATTGTCGCTGGAAATCATCAAGTTCAAGCAGCAAAGAAGCTTGGCTGGGACAAGATAGCCGCCGTGGTTTTAGACGGTGATAATGCCCGCGCAATCGCATTTGCCCTTGCTGACAACAGAACCATGGAGCTTGGGAACACCGACCAGGGGCAGGTAATCGACATGATTGCCGAGTTGGGCAATCAATATTCTGAATTGCTTGATGAGCTGAAATGGGACGACTTTGAGCAGGCTGCCATGACCGAGTGGCAGAATAAAAACAGTGATGACGACGATGATGACCAGCGAGGGTATATCGCGCCAGTATTACAAAACCCAGTCAATTCGGATAATGTAGATATCGAGGAAGATGACGACGGTGGACAGAAGTTCACCGCAAATGCAAATATAGATGCCGTTGATGCGGCCACCCGTGGCAGCACTGCTGTTGGGGCAAGCACTTCGTCGCAAGCGATTGTGCAATACACGCTTGTCTTTGATACCCCTGAGCAGCAAAAAGACTGGTATCAGTTCATTCGTTATCTGCGGAGTTCGCCCGTGTACAGCGGTACGACCACGGCTGAACGTCTGATGGACTTTGTTAAATCGCACGCTGACTATTAACCACTGAGTTGTAGGTTCTAGCCCTACCAAACCAGCAAAGATTGTTATTATTACAAGGTGCCAGAATTGAACGCGTCAATACCGGCAATCGAATGCCTTGTTCGTGGAAACTTCCTGCGAGACCAACAAGATTCGCATGACGTAAAGTTTCCCTGTTGCATATTTGGCGTTGGGTCAATTGCCGACAGGGTACCGATGTTCCACTTTCTTATGGAGGATGGTGGGATTTGGTGGAGAATGCCAATTAATGCTTTTTGCTGGAAAGAAGACGCGCCAGAACTCGATTTACATGACCAGGTTCTGTGGAATTCATTTTCCCCGTACATAACCGTAACAGTTTTTCATGCGCTGCGCGGCATGCGAATGGAATATGTCGATAGGCACAAACAAAAGCATCAGGGCGTTTATTTGATGACGTTTGACTGGCACTGGCCCGAGCCGAATACAACCAACCCCGGATGGTCAGAAAATCCAGGACAACACAAATGCGGGCATTTGATAAAACTTGATGACGGAAACTTTGCTATCCAGCCAAACAATCGAGTAATTCTGAAAGACCCGTCATTCACAACAAAGTTGGGCAAGCCAGTAATCCAAAGAATTCTCAACCATCACATGTGGTCGGTTGAGGATGCCGACAAGTGGGTGACCGAGGACAACGAAAACTACTTCTATTCAATTTCCCCTCCAAGCGACGACGGGATGTAGCACAGCTTAGGACGCTGCTAATAAAGATTTCTGACAAATCCAACGTCGCCCATAGTCCTGGCTTTGCCCTTGGCTGCCAAGTCAACCCACACACCACTTTCGTTGTATCGGTCATCTGAGGTGTCGCCATCGATGAGTGGGATACCCATGTAGGAATCTAAAGTCTTTTGTGTTTTGCGCCTGTTGGTTACGATTGCTGCAGTTCCGCCATTTTGGATAAACGAAATTACTTTGTCCATATCGCTGCTTTCGTTGACGCTGTAAACAATCCTGTATCTCGTGCCAACCATGCCATTACCCGTAAGCACCGCTGGGTTCTTTGTGTAGTCGTAGACATAAACGTTGTCCATCCCTGCCTGGTTGTTGGCCAACGATGTCAGTATGTTGTACCAACGCAGGTCGCTATTAACGTTTAGCCTGACAAGAACGACATCTTGTTCCCGTGAGTGCTTTTTGATTTCTGCACCAAGGATACGCAGGAAATGTTCAGGCTGTTGTGCCAAGAACTGCGTTTTGACATTTCTGGCTTTTTGCACGCTGTTGTAGCGCCCGTTGCCGTTGTCAAGAACACACACACTGGTGCAATGCCCCCTCCATGCGCATGTCTCAACCCCAGATACATCTGCGTGTTGAATCGTTAAGCCAACCGTATATATCTTTGACTTCTTCAGTTTGTGCTGAACGCTCGGGAGCGTAAGAAGATTTGCATACGAACCGAATCCGTTGCTTTGTCTAAACTGCAACCAGTGCGCCCGTGATGTTTTTAGATTGGACCCGACTGTGCCGTCGAGAAATGCGTCATTAAGCTCTGTTGCCTTCAGTTGCAGCACGCTTGTCAATATGCGATTCTTGTCCATGGGGTACCTTTAAATACTTATATTTATATATAACCATTCCGATTAGTACTCCGTGTAGAACCCCCAACAGGAAGCCGAGATAGTACATTGTGGCTGTCAAGACATGTACTCTTTTAATTCTCGTTCGAGTTGACTCTCCCCCCGAGCACCCGTAAGTGTTTTAATTGGTTGACCGTCTTTCAGTACAAGAATGGTTGGGATGCTGAAGATGTTGAAGATTTGGGCGATTTCCGGGTAGTCATCA